GCTTCAATAGTCGAGGCAGAGTGGAAGAAATTAAAAACACCTGCCGAGAAAGATGCATACCGTTTAGGCGCAAGTACAGAAGCAGTGACAAAGATGGATATGATAACAGCAGATACTAAGGGTCACAGTAAGGTATTTAAGTCTGAAGAGAATCTAAAAAAGCATAAAATACTATTCCGTGACGAGGCGGCATCACAGCAATTTTCCAATCGTGTCAAACTTCTAAGTGATGTCCATAAAAAGGCAGGGGAGTCTATTCCTAAATCTCCGACTGCACCGTTGCTGAGTCGATTCATAAGTGGTGCTATTGATATAGCTACCACTGGAGGAATAACAAGTAAGGCAGTAACTCTGGGGAGGATGGTCAGTGACCCACTGCAGATGTTTCAGCAGAAGGCAACCAACAGGGCTGTAGGTGATCTTATAAGCACCCGTGGAGCTGACCCCACCCGGAGAGTCATGGATCAATTGGCTACCAGGAAGACACAGTTAAGTCAGGAAATTATAGACAGGGGTGTTAGGGGTGGAGCTTTGTCTGCTGCTGCCGGTCACCTGTTGGGAGATGAGGATGAAAGTCTTGTTGAGCAACAGAGGAAGCAGGGTCTGTTAGCTGAAGAAGACATCTGGAGCCAATAGTTTAATAACCTGTCACTACTGCCCGTCTTTTTAATTCCTCAATGGATCGTAAATCATCTGCAGGAATATAGTGATTGATCACTTCATAACCAAAGTCCTTTGTGGGGGCCTGAGATAATATCCTACCCCACTCCCATCCAATCAGAAATGTATCTCCATCATTGTAATCTGCAAGAACATAAATATCTGCCACAGGTTTACCAACTTCCAGCAAAAGATTGTATGGTAACTTTGCAGTCTTTATGTCAACCGAGAAATTAAGAGCCAGCACAAAATCGACCCCTTTATCCCCAGAGGGTTTGACTGAATCGTCAATGTCCAGGTTGAATAGGTTCGCAAATTCATTTTCTCCACAGACTCCAATCAGATTGTAGTCCTCAGATAATATTCTCTGCGATGCATGACCAGCGTGAGTATCCGTTCTTTGCTGCGCAATCCTAAATAACTCCTCGTCCATGTATTCCATTCACGGTAAATGTTCCATCATGTACCTCCAATTCGTCAGGACATTCCTTTATGGTTATCCGGACGTGTCCGGACGTGTCCTTGCTTTTTTCCTTTGATATTTGAATGTGGCGGAACTGACAATCATTCTCAAACAGGAACCCTTCCAGGCAATCTATACTTACCTTTAATAAATTATCAATATCTGCCAGTGGGCCTCTACGTTTTGGATAGTGTACTGCCACGGATAGTGCAAGTGTTCTTGTATCCTTGCCCGGTCTTCTGGAACCATCCTTATGTAATCTAGTGTTCCAGATTCTAATTTGTTCGTGATATGTCAATAATAAAAGCTGGACAGTCTGCTTGTAGTCCCTAGCCTGTTTAGTTTTTATGATTCGGTTCCGGGCAACCTGCCAGTAATTATTAACAGAAGGTGGAAACGGCAGCTCAATTGTTATTGACATTTATACTTCCTTTATTTGTTACTTGATAAAACAAACGGGACAAGTAACGGTTGGCTTTTTTGGGTTCAATCGCTTCCAGTGGCTATCGTTGGGTTCCATTGGGTTCCATTTATCAGGTTGGGTTTTTAACAAGTTGTTCCATATTATGTTAAGTTAATTACTATTTTTTTAGAATTTTCCAACTTTTAAAAACAACGTGGAGCAGCTCAAGCCCAGTGTTTAACTGGTAGGCTCCACATTGCTCCACTACTCCACTGTGAAATCCCCGACACCTTCCTGCGCTTTCAGCCCCAGACATGAATAAACTGGGTGGTGTATAATCCAACAGTTATCGGTTAGGCAATAGTCGGAAACTCTGGGGGAGAAAGTATGCATAAACCCAGAGGAGGTGGACTATCCCTATGATCGGGGGGTTAATTTTTATGAGAATACTTCATCACTTTTTGAAGATGCATCCTCTTCCTCTGCAACATACACAAAATTTTCCTTTTCCATGTCATATTTGTAACCCGGTCCTTTACCTTCTTTCTTTCCGGCTGCAAACTCAACACGCTCACTTTCCAGGGGCAACCATTTCAGCAGTTGCCTTACGGCAGTCTTCTTTGCCATCTGTTCATAATCATCAACCCAAGGGCCTCTGTTGCCAGATGAAGAACGAGCCTTTACCCGTTCAATATCCAGGAGGCCAAGGAACTCAAATTGTGTATCCTCTCCTCCCTTCATTTTAGCCACGGCATACGCTCCTAAAACCGCACCGGCTTTACTCGCCTTTGCACCAATAAGAGGCTTGTGATGAATGAATGGGTTAGTACCTTCCTCGTACTCAAAGGAATCACCCTCCCGAACAATCCTACCCCAGATAGAGGCAAGTCTGCCGGACTGAAGGGCAAGGGATATTAGACCCTTGTAGCCAGTAATCAACTGACATTTTGTACCATAAGGAATAAGATATGCCAACCCCTGTACGGAGTTTGGAACCAATCCTAATTGACACGCTTCCATAACTGATGTCAGCACAGATTCTTTTGTGCATTTCAGCAGTCGTGGGTTCTTGGTTATTTCAGTCATTATAACACGACTGATTTTCTGTGGCGAAATATGTTCCGGGAGTGCCATTGCCATCTGGTTTTCCATGACCCCCAGCGTTTCTCTGCACTGAGACAGACTCATTGTTTCAGACATTTTCTCTCCTATATCTGTGTGAATCCCCAGTTAGGGATATCAATTTTAACTATCGAATCAGAATACCCCATTGGCTCCTCATCCGGTTCATTAAGCCAAGCCTTGTACTTACGAAGGTCTTGGTCTGCAAGCATCCAACCCTCATCCATTGAGGCCATACCAAGGGTATATGCACCAACGTTATAAGGTGGATGATTCTCTACAGCAAGGAAAATGAAGTCGGCAATTACCTCACCATAGCATAATTCTGCGGCCCTGAGATACCATGCAGCCTGGACATGATACCGATACTTATGTACTGAACGTGGAAACCCATCGGGTGATGCATCAAGTGTTGATTTCAAGTCAATCAAATATCTCCTGTCATCTGCTTCCGCTTTCCTCCCAGTTATCCAATCAGGACGAGCTTTGCATTCAATATCAAGGTGATCAAAAAATAATGATACCTCCGGGTTACCATCCACAAAAAGTCTTTCAGTTTTAGGGAAGGCAATCAGGGCATCTACCATGTGCCGGACAGTATCGAATTGATCCTGGGTTAAAATTTTCTTCCCTTCCTTTTCCACTTCTGCCTCCCACTCTGCCTTCTCTTCCTTTTCTGCTTTTTTCAAACCAAATTTTTTCTTTACCACATATTCTTTGTCAAACAAATCCCTCTGAAGGAACGCACAATGAAATGCACTCCCCTGTAAAAGTGCCGGAGTGGGTGCAGATCGAGGCATCTGGTCGTGCTTGATTGATTGACGTATCCGGTCTAAACGTGATTTACTAATTGCTCCATTTGCATGATAGTCCTCATTTGTCATGTCATCTATTATTTTGATTCCAGCCATTTTTCTCTCCTTCTTTTTCGATTGTTAATTCGATTTATAATTATTCTTAAATCAGAAGACTCATGAGGTAAACTACTGTTATTATATATAATAGAAATATCCTCAATCGTCTGTCCCTTTACTGTCCATACATACATACCCCTCCTTCATTTTTTAATTAAATCTTCAATGTTAATTTCAGGTTCAGTCAGTTCCTCCATTCCATAATATCCAAGTCCAACCATGTATTCCCAAGGCCAATCCTTCGATCCAACGGAGGGAGTCTGCGGAAGTGGCAACGGAGGTTGTACCTCGATCTTACCTCCATCCCTGAGAAATTTTTTCATTGCCTTATTTAATTCAAGGCGGTGAAGTTCTTTTTGCTCTGGTGTATTCAGAACTTCAGAAATTTCATAACTCCTGTAGGCGTGTTTTTTAAAGTACTTTGATGCAGGGATGCCGGTCTTTTTCTTTTTATAAATTTTAAAGGCCCAGGCACATCCCCTTGAACAAAAGACTCTTTTACTGGTTGCAGGAAAAAATTTCTTCCGACAGTTCCGGCACTTAATCTTTTTAACCTTCTCCAGCCGCTTCTCTCTTTTCCTCTTATTGTTATTCTCCTCCCAATCCCTTTCTAAAATCAAGTGCAGGGTCTGCAAAGAATGGTTTATTCCGAATGCAAACACAACCGTTATGTGTTCCAACATCTGCCGGGTTATTAGCCGGAGGGATTGGGAGGAGAATAACAAT